GATCGACGGAGACGGAGATACTGAGAGCCCCCAGTTCTTCTCCTGTGAGGGAAACATCATCTCCATCATCTTGGCTACGCCGCCCTTAACCTTGATACGTGTATCTTCTGGATACACATGCGACCGTTCGTCCGGGATTCTGGCAAGCACATCAGGATCATATTTACGCAGATACTGCCGTAGGTTCTTCATCCATTGAGCTTCGAGGAGGGCACGATCCTTTATGTGCTGATCAAGCACGCCCTTGACGTGAGTCCCTAATTTCTTCAATTCGTCATAGTTGGTAAGCATTTAATATCCCTCGCGTTGAGCTGGTCTATAGGGGGTTCTTGGGTTGAAGGGTCCTGCGTTCGAAGTGACTCTCATATGGTCGGCAGGGTCATACTTTCCCGACAACAAATATAAATCGCCATATTGCCCTGCTTCTGCTACATGGCTCCAATTGTTCTTCTCCGGACTATCGGAAAACTCCCCAGATAACTTCTTCTTAGGGTACCTGTACTTGCTTCTCAACGCCTCTATATATGTCTTGCATGACGGATCAATTATCATCAGCGGCTCCCCTTCCGGGTACTGACTCAACATGTGCTCAGTCGCCTCAATCCTGACCTTTGGGTCGTTGGTAGCCGCGCCCTTCACAATCGCGCCGTCCTCATCATAGTCGTCCTTCAGCACCTTGAACGCAGATGATTCATCTGAGTCGGCTCTGCGCTTACCAGCGGGATCGCCGATGAATATAAGCGGGTTATTTGGGAAGAAGTTTTTTATGATCGGGCGCAATCGCAGCTTACTGAACCTCTTCATACCCATATCAAACTCAACAGCTTCTCGCAGAACCTTCACTCTGCCGTCGAGCGTCATCTGCTTGAACGTGGCCGCGGGAGTAAGCCCGCAATCGAAAGAGATTATTACCGGAAGCTCTAGGTCCGCTTTGAGCGGAACTTTCGACACATGTTTGTCTGGGTTGAAAGTTCTGGAGTATACCGGCTTACCGGACATCGATGGCGAATAAATTCCGTTGATGTATGTGTCAACCCACGCCTTTGTCTGCCCTTTCGCGAGGTCGATATAATAGGTGGGATGCAGGTGCTCTCTGTTTTCTGCTTCCGGGGACAACCCTGACGGCTGCTTGAATGTATCACACTCTATAATGCTGTTCTCGTTGCTTTCTTCCTGCGGAAGGTGCTCCATAAGCTTATAAGCGTCGCTGTCAATTTCCGGCGGATTTGTATCCATAATAAGGCCATACCACGCATCAGGCACCTCAGATGGGTTCGGATACCTTCTAAGCCGACCTTTTATATCGGCAAACATTGATACCGGCAACTCCCTGAACTCATTGATGAATGCGCCGCTCAGCTCCAACGAAAGAACCCTGCCTACGTCGTCAGGTGTGTCAAGCGGAAGAAATAGTATCTCCGAATCTACCTCTCCAAAGTTAAGTCTAAACGTCATCTTCGACTCATGCCATGTTCCGAGCTTACGCATCCAATGAAGCCAGGTGGCGAGTGTAGTATCGCGTAATTGTTTATTTGTATTGCGAATTACTGCCCACTTAGATGATCTTTTGCCGTCTTTCCATGCGGGCATCTCTAAATTCCTGCGAAGTATCTCTATGCAACAGCCTACAGACTTGCCTGACCCGATAGGCCCCATTATGGCCCTATGAAACGCGTTGGATCGCATAAACTTGGCGATCGTTGGCGACGCTGTATACTTGAAATCTATCACGCTATCCGCCTAGCAGGGGTAGTTACCGCCCTAGATATGTCCCACTTCATTGTATTCACTCGATACGCCAACGTCTTAGAATTTATCCCTACCTCTTCAGCCCACTCGGCCACAGTTAGGGTCTTTTCTGAGAAAGAATATCTTTTCGCCAACCTGTGCCGTGCTGAGTTCTTCTTCCTGCGATCATTGTAACCGACTCCCTTCGGAGCAGTTATGGCTTCCTCAATTGGCCACCCTAGCTCAATTCGACGCTTTAGCATGTCATAGTCGACATCGAACTCTTTAGCTATATCGCTCAGCAGTTGCTCCTTCCCAGCAAATGACACAGTCTTCCGATAGTTCTCGTCCGTCAGGCGATGTGGCCTTGTGAACGCCTTCTCTATCCCCATCTCCCGCACTCGCCGCGCCAGTACATCTTTCTGCCACCCTAGCTCCTCAGCCCACTGCAACATGGTTTGGCTTCGACCTTCAAACTCATAGGTCTTGACATCTGCGCGACTGCGCTGCGCCTTGCTTTGAGTGCGCTTCTGGTCGTCAGTCCTTTTAGCGCCTGTCCTTACTCGGCTCATCTGCTCCCTTGACTTCTGAGAATGCTTGAGCCCTAGTTGGCTGCCTGCGGCGGGAGCTATGTTATACCCGCACCTGTGATTGGCTGACTTATGCACATCCATCATTCGCTGCTCGTAAAAGACTGCGTCCGCAGGGCTACATACCAAGACTACTTCAAAGTCAAATTTGTCCGCGCCATACTTGTTCCAAGCTCGCTGCAAATACTGAGAATGATGCACCCCCTTACCCAAGTCTCTGCGATGCTTACTCCATCGGTCTCGGAAACACTTAGCACTCCCCACGTACCGCTTGCCGTTCACAGTGTTGACTATTTGATATACCCCACTTTTCCTCTCCATCTCTACCTCAAGTATAAAACGGATACCAAGTAACGTTGAATTTGCTGACGCCTTTTTTGGCGATGTGTATATCTATTATACAAAATCCTACATGCGCCGCCAGTCTTTTCCCTCGCATCCACGAGGTTTGGCTCTGCATGCACCCGGCGGAAACGCACCAGACGTTACGCTCGAAGATGCTGACGTATTTATGGACGTGGCTAGTGCTCATTAAGTTCGGCTTCTCGCCGCCCGGGA